TTTGCCCCTTTAACTTCAAACGGGGTACTCCATTTCCCCAATCTGCACAAAAAATACTGTACTTTGTCAAGTAAAATTTGGTTATTATTACATAGTACAAATGCTTGACAAACTGATATCCAAATGGTATACTTATATTAGAAAAAAGAAAGAGAGGAAATAAAGCAAAAGAAAAAACTTAAAAAATAAATCAAAGAAAACACTTGACAAGGTACAAAGAGTATGATATAATAAGTACATAAAGAAAAGGAAAGCGAGGTAACACATATGTCAAGATTAAAAAAAGAAGATTTAGAAAGAAAGATTGTTGTTTTAGGTGAACTCACAAGAAAACCTTTTGGTTACGGATATTGGAATGGTTATTACCATGTATACAATAAAAGTAACGGAGAAAATTTAATAACTGGTTCTATAAGAGAATGTTATGATTATGTGACAGCTTTTATTCAAGGTATGGAGTACGTTATCAGAACTAATAAGAGTTAATAGTTTAGCCACAAGGTGCACCGCAGGTTCGATTCCTGCGGGTGGCATTACACAATAGTGTGTATAATAAGAAAGGAGAATAAAATTATGTCAAGAAAGAGAATGGTTACAAGAACAGTTATGCAGACAACAGCAGAAGTCATGACACTTGACGTTACTACAGCCGAGGTACAAGTAAAGTCCTATGATATTGGTGGGCAGTACACAGATGAGGAGTTACTTAAGAAACTTCAAAATCTTTTTCAGACTGACGCACTTAAACTCGTACATATTGAGTCGCAGGAATGCAAAGAGTTATTGCTTGGCATGAATGAAGAGGATTTTATTAGACTTGCAAAAGTGTTACCGCCACGTAACACATCCAAAGAAGAGAACTAGTCGCTAGTTTAACACAACATTAAAGGAGAGATATTATGTATAAAGGCAATTTTATAGGTGATAAAGAAAAGATGCATGATTTCACAAGACTGACAAAAGAAGAATTCATGAACACTTATTCTTATTTGACAGATGTGGAATATGATAACACAGAATGCATTTATCAAGAAATGCTTGATGTTTTAGAAGAAGTAGAAACAAAGCTATTTATTCTTAGTGAGAAAATTGGTCCAGGTACACCAATAGATACAGCGTGGGATTTTACTTACAGATACTTAGAAGAGATTAAAAAAGAAAGATTCGGAAAAAATGAATTCTGAAAATTAAATCATTGTTAAAATTTTAACGAAAGTACCAACATCTAGGGTGCGTGACAGGCACGTTTACAGTTTCAACACTGTACACCCTTTTGACCAATAATTGGTCATAGTACCTTGACAATTAAACAAAAAGAAAAAGGAGAATGTTATCATGGAGAGAATTTTCAAAAATGCACTCAAAAAACAGTTAAGTAGACGTGTAAAAGGTGTAGTATCCGTACATATAGTTAATAACGTACTTATAGTAGATATTAACTCACTGGATGGGTGTTCATATCATTATACTATTAACAACATAGCTGTCCAATTATCGGTAGGTTTATCAAGTAAAATTGTTTCAGACGTTATTGTAAAACAGTACAAGAAATATATTTTAAAATATTATTTTCACTAATAAAATTTGAAAATAAGTGTTGACTTTTTAAGTACAGTATGATACAATATAAGAGTAATGAAGATGAATTACAATTACGTTGCCAGAGTGGTGTATCTTAGAATGATGCACCCTCACCCCTCTGAACGGTGCAACAAATTGGTAAGTTGCCTAGTAACAAGTGACAAACACTTGTTTGGTCAGCACTAGATTATAGGTTCGAGTCCTATACCGTTCATTGGTACAATAATGTACCCAACTATAAACAAGCCACAATCAGAAAGGAGAACGAAATTATGGCAAGAGTACCAATGGTAACAAGAACAATCGTAGCAACAAAAGTGAATGTAATGTGTTTGGACGTACAGAAAGGTGAACCGTTTAACGAGTCAGTTACAGTTCCGCGTACATACAAAGATGATGAAGCACTGTTAAAGAAAGTGCGTCCGTTACTTGAAACTGAGACAGTCAAAGCTGTACATATTGTAGGCAAAGAAGAAATTGAGACTTTGTATGGAATGACAGAGCAGGAATTCATTCAGCACGCAGAAGTGCTTCCGCCTAGAAACGCAGTTGATACCGAAAAAACAGTCACAGAATAAAAAACAAACACAACTAAGCATTAATAAAAGGAGACAAACATCATGATTAGAATTATTGAGCATAGTAGAGAGTTTAATGAAGTAGAGCAGTATCTTATGACAATCGCACCATCAATCATTTCAGCGAAAGATGTAGAGGACGGTGAACATATCACAGTTGACGGTATTCTTACATTCGAGGATGTCAAAGAGAACACTGGAGAGACTGTTGAGATAATGTCCATCATTACACCAGAGAAACAGGTATACAGTTGCCAGTCTGCAACATTTAAGCGGTCAATCGGTGATATTTCAAACATCATGAAGAATAAACCGTTTACAGTTATTAAGACTTCTGGCAAAACAAAAGCAGGTCGTGATTATATCAACTGCGTACTGGATGTTGACAGTCTTGCATAATGTAGGGTGCAATAGATAATAAATTGGGGGGACACTCTTAGTACCACACTAAAGTGTCTCCCTTCTTTCAATTATGGGGGTGAATACTATGGCAAAAAGACGAAAACAAACACCTGCGGAACGTGCTTACTCTAAACAAGTCAAACGTATTAAACAGTTTATAAGTAGAGCAGAAAAACGTGGGTACCAATTCAGCGATAACGTGTTACCACAAAGACCTAAACGTGTAACACAAGCAAGCGTGAAAAAACTTGCAAAAATAACACCAGAGAAGCTATACCAGAAAGCTGTCTATGGCGGTTTAGCAACTTACGGTGAAATAGTACCTGCAATAGAAGGTTTAAAGTTGGAACGCTCTTTAAGAGCAAAGAAATCAGCACAAACTAGAAAATATAGGCTAACACATCCAAAACAGCAACCAACTAATACGCCAGGTTTTGAACCACCAGAGAACATATCAGAAGACGCAACATTTTTTGATGCTGTTGTTATCAGTGGTTTTAGGTCACACGTACGGCAATTTAATGAACGTGCTAGCAACTTGTTACTATCTTGGTTAGACAAAATACTATCAACAAATGATGCACACGATGTTGCAACAATGTTGAATGATGGGGCAGAAGCTGGTTTAATTGTTACATATCAGATAGTTTACTCACAAGACAAACTAACACAGTATATGTCTGAAATGTTAAACTATTTACCAGAAGCAGGACCACTGTTTAAGGGTGAAATAATGGACGCGATGGAAGAGGAAGAGGATTACAGCACCCCACTATGAAAGTTAAAAAGTTTCGTTACTTTATGTGTGACTTTGAAACAACCGTCTATAAAGGGCAGGTTAACACAGAAGTCTGGGCTAGTGCGTCCGTTGAATTGTTCACAGAAGATGTAAGCATATTTCATAGCATTGGAGAACAATTCGATTATTTCCTAGAACAGAAATGTAACATAGTAGCGTACTACCATAACTTGAAATTTGACGGGGCATTTTGGTTATCCTATTTATTGGTAGATAAGGGATATAAGCAAGCATACAAAAAGATAGGAGAAAATGAAAATGATGTTGAATGGATTCCAGAGAAACACATGGAAAATAAGACATTCAAGTATAGTATATCTGATAAAGGTATGTGGTACAGCATTATTATCAAGGTCAACAATCACTTTATAGAGATTAGAGATTCACTTAAATTACTACCATTTAGCGTAAAGCGTATCGGTGAAAGTTTCGGGACTAAACACAAGAAACTTGATATGGAGTACACTGGCTTTAGGTATGCAGGGTGTGACATAACAGAGGAAGAAAGAAAGTATATAGCTAATGATGTTCTTGTAGTCAAAGAGGCGTTGGAGATAATGTTCCAACAAGGACACAACAAATTGACAATAGGTTCATGTTGTTTGGAAGAATATAAGTCAATTTGCAAGTCCTCAACAAAGAACATGCTTGATTACGATGAAATGTTTCCACATGTGTATTCCATGACTATAGACGAGAAAGCACACAGATACCCAAACGCAGGAGAATATATCCGTAAATCGTATAGAGGCGGTTGGTGTTATCTTGTCAAGGGTAAAGAGAACAAGATTTTTACAAAAGGTACGACAGCAGATGTAAATTCCTTGTACCCTAGCATGATGAGTAGTGAGAGTGGTAATCGTTATCCAGTAGGTATACCGCATTTTTGGAAAGGGAACATCATTCCAGATGTTGCACTTTCAGTCGATAAATATTACTTTGTCAGAGTTAAGACAAGATTCTACATTAAACCAGATAAGTTACCATTTATACAAATAAAATCGTCACTACTGTACAAAGGTACAGAAGCACTTGAAACATCTGATGTGTACGACAAGCGAACTGGTGAGTATTACACACATTATATCGATAAAGATGGTAACATGCACGACACTAGAGTTGAGTTAGTTTTGACAATGACTGATTACGAGTTATTGAAAGAACACTACGAACTTGTAGATTTTGAAATTTTAGATGGTTGTTGGTTTCATAGTGAAATAGGTATCTTTGACGAGTACATAGATAAGTATAAGAAAATCAAATTAGAGAGCAAAGGTGCGTTGCGTGAGTTGGCAAAGTTGTTCCTTAATAATTTGTATGGTAAAATGGCAAGTAGTACGGATAGTAGTTTTAAACTTGCTTATGTTAAAGAGGATAAAACCATTGGTTTTTTACCAGTTGCAGAAGCTAACAAGAAGCCAGGTTATATACCAGTCGGTTCGGCTATTACAAGTTATGCAAGAAACTTTACAATTAGAGCCGCACAGAAGAACTACCACGGTAAAGACAAGAGAGGTTTTATATACGCCGATACAGATAGCATACATTGTGACCTTGAACCACAAGAGATTGTTGGAATTAAGGTACATGATAAAGACTTCTGTTGTTGGAAGTTAGAGAGTTGTTGGGATGTAGCTGTTTTCACCAGACAAAAGACTTACATTGAACACGTAGTTAAAGAAAATTTGAAACCTATTGACACACCGTATAACAACATTAAGTGTGCAGGTATGCCACAGAAATGTAAAGATTTATTTGAAATATCTCTTAACGGTAATGCGGATATTAAAGGTTACATGGATAACAAAACAAATGTATTCAAAGAATGGACAGAAGATGAAAAAGAGTTCTTGTTTGAAAAGAAAACAGGTAAACCAATAAAAAGAAATTTTAGAGACTTTAGAGTAGGTCTAAAAGTTCCAGGAAAATTAAGACCAAAGAGAATACGTGGCGGAGTCCTACTTATCGACACGCCATATGAAATGAGGTAAAAATGCTAAGATTATTAAAAATATTATGGATAAAATGGGTTAAGCATCAATGTCACCATATGTGTGCATTTTGTGATTTTAGAGAGGAGTGTATGGAGAATTATGAATAAAAATAACTATGATAGATATGATGATTTTATTAGTCAGTATGAAGAGCTTTGTATTAAAACAGGTATCACAATTTCACACGAAGATACACAAGGTTCATTCATATTAGAGAGTTTTAATAATGAAGATTTAGAATGGGTAAAGGACGCTAAAAGAAAGTAATCACCTATAAGAAAAGCAGGGGTGAACTAAGTTCACATCCCTGCTTTCTATTTATATCTTTAACTCATGCACCAAGCAAAGCGTTCAGCGAAAACGACAAGCGGAATAGGCACTATCATTTCAAGTGTGCTACCCTATCCGTTCATTGATGGAAACACGAGAAGATACCAAAAAAGTTATACCCAACGGGCAAGTTTTCAACACTTTCCACATTCTAATGTGGATAACTTAGTAACTTAATGCACTAAGTACAGCCTCTTTGCATCTCATATCTTTGAATCTGAACGCACCACGTTCAAATAAATATCTAAGGTTTGACAAAAAGAAGTCATTTCTTTTTAACATAACATAGTTAACTTCATGGTCTGCCGTTGTTACGGTTATTCTAGTCTTAAATGTAGTATCAGGTCTATCATCACAATAGATAAAACCATCCTCTGTAAATTCTCTCAAACCAAAATCAGTACCTTTATATTTTAGAGTGCAAATATACCTGTTCTTACCAGTAGGCTTATCAACAAAACTTTTGTTGTCATTAAGGTAAACACATTCGCTACTATAAGCAACATAAGAGTTCTTTGCAAAAGCTCTATTAAAACCACTACTTTTCTGTTCCTCACTTGCACTAGATATAAAACCTTGTTCAAGTACAAAGCCATCTCCGCGCAGGAACTTAGTATCGTCTTTAAGTCTAGCACTTATACCCATTTCAACATAATACGGGTTAATAATACTTACTGGGTTACTAAGCATATAAACTGGAACATATCTGACCTGCTCGCCCTGACCTCTGGCTATAGAAGTATGAACACTAAGTAACTTCTTAACTTCATCATTACAATAGTGGTTAGTTTCACTCTGAAATTCATCAAATATCATACGCATAATATCTGAAAATAAGTGACTATATTTTTTAATCTGGTCTGCGCTATTAAGACTCAAAGCGTATCCACAACTTTTGTCATCTAAGAATAACTCATGAAAAATACCACTTGCTCTACGTTTACTTGTCATTTCATGCTCTTGAAAGAATAAACTTCCTAAGTCTTTATAGAACTTATCTACAACATCATCAAGTTCATAATTATATCTATAAAGAAGACCGAATTTTTCGTTCTTATCTAAGAATCTATTTACACACAATCTTCCAAAATAAGTTGTCTTACCTCCAGTACGGTTAGTTGTACACATATATATTTCTGGTTTGTTACCATTTATGTCAAGCATAGATAATAGTTTAGTACCATCATAATACTTATCCACGTTATAATCACTCCCTTTCTTATTATATTATAACATACCTATTGCAATTTGTCTAGTAATATGATATAATAAAGATAAATAAACAAGGAAAGGGGCGAAAAGAATGGAGCAGTTTTACGCCATAATTATTGCACTGGTTTTCAATGCTTTAGACCTAATTACGGGTATCATAACAGCGGTAAAAAACAAAGACATTCAGTCATCCAAATTGCGTGACGGTCTTTTCAAAAAAGTTGGCTTCTTGTTATGTTACTTTGTAGCTTGGTTAGTTGACACACAGGGTACAAGAATTGGTTTTCAGTTTGGGGTATCAATTCTTCCTATTATTATTCTGTATGTATGTACAACTGAATTGGTGTCTATACTCGAAAACATATGCAAGATTAACACAGACATTCTACCAGAAAAACTGATGGAGTTATTTCACATTTCAAATGTAAAAAAGGAGGACTAAATCATGCCTAACATTATGAAAGCTGTTCAGTTTATTACTGACGTAGCAAACGATAACGCACATGGTTATGACCAAACACGCAGAAATGGTCCTGATTATGACTGTTCATCTCTTGTTGGAACAGCACTGCATGAAGCAGGTTTTAACGTATCACCTTATTCTTGGACAGGTAATCTTGAGTCACAGCTACGAAAAGCAGGTTTTGTTGATTGTAAAGCACCATGGTTAGCAGGTGATGTACATTTGACACCAAACAAGCATGTTTGTATGAGCATCAACGCTTCTCAAATTGCAGAGGCTTCAATCAATGAAAAAGGAACAGCCACAGGTGGTAAAAGCGGCGACCAGACGGATAAAGAAATTTATATTCACAATTATTATGAATACTCAGGTGGTTGGGCAAGACACCTTAGATACGCAGGACAGAACACAGAAGTTACACCAGATATATCACTTGATACAGTTGCAAGAGAAGTGATTGCAGGTAAGTGGGGTAATGGTAGTACCAGAAAGAAATTACTCACAGAAGCAGGTTATGATTACGAAGCTGTTCGTGCAAAAGTAAACGCACTATTGTCTGGAAAACAGCTAAAATCTAACGGAGAAATTGCAAGAGAAGTAATTGCAGGTAAGTGGGGAAACGGTAATGCAAGAAAGCAGAAACTTACCGCAGCAGGTTATGACTATACCGCTATTCGTAAACTTGTAAACCAGATGCTGTCATAAGTTAAAATATGCCAGACATAAATAAAGCATATTCATGGGCAGTAGCAACTTGTAATGCACCTAATGTGGGGTATTCACAGTCATATCGTAACGCACAAACAGTTGGCGGTATAACGTACTACGATTGCTCTTCATTTATAAACTACGCATTACTGGCAGGTGGTTTTGAAACACCCTCGTATGCACCAAATCATAACGCATTTACTACTTATTCAGAACCAAAAGAACTTTTACGTTTAGGTTTTAGAGAAGTTGATGCAGGTGGTGAATACTTAGCAGGAGATGTAGGTCTATCCAACGGTCACACCGAAATGTGTTATCGTGGTGGAAGTGGTAAAGGTGTTTTCATGGGAGCGCATACAGACAACGCGCCACTTGCTAATCAAGTTAGTATAGGTTCAAGTGGTGGAAATCCAGACTATGAGCGTTCCTTTCCTAGGTTGTTTAGATACGGAGATGGTGGTGCAACTGGGTATGGTGCAAGTGCTTATGTAATCGCAGCTTTAGCAGGTAATGCTTGGAGAGAAAGCCATATTAACCCCACACTTTCTCAGCTTGGTGGAGGTGCTTTTGGATTGTTTCAATGGGATGGTTCAAGACGTGATGCGTTGTTAACGTGGTTGAATGAAAATGGATATGAAAATACAAGTCCAAACGGGCAAATGGAATATTTAGTTGTAGAGGGCGATTGGATTGGTACATTTGATGGTATATCTTCATTAATGGAATTTCTAACATCTAGTTCAACTAATGTTGCTTCATTAACAGAAGCGTTCTGTACTTGTTGGGAGAGACCAGGTGTACCTGCTCTTAATGAAAGAATTGAATTTGCCCATGAAGCTCTTGAATATATTTTACTTCACGCTAATGATACATCAATAGTAGAATGGGAAACAAAACCAATGTACTATTTGTCAAGACAACAAGCGTTACACAATGCTGTACTTATGTATAGATTTTATTCAGCAGGTGGTGGTGGTGGCGGAACACCCTCTGCTCGTAAAAAGAAAATGCCTATATGGATGTGGATAAGATATCATTATTAATAAGAAAGGACACTAGTCGCACTTAGCGGTTTACCGCTTAGTAAGACTGCGATTTGACTGAAAGGAGATGAAGACAGATATGTTGTTTAAAGCAGGTACTTATAAACATGAAGAGGGTTTTACTATTATGGTAACAGATGATGGAACAATTATGCTTTCACCTAATCACCCTCTTTCATTAAGATTAAGTGTATTATTTGATACCGCAAAATGGACAAAAATCTCGTAGAAAGGAGAGCGCCATGGCAGTAAAAACTAGGGAAGAAATTCTCGAAGAATTAAAAGTTAGAGTAGGTGAACAGACTGATGATGAAACAATCGCATTTTTAGAAGATGTTACAGACACACTCTCCGACTTAGAAACAAAGGCAAAGGGTGACGGAACAGACTGGAAAACTAAGTACGAAGAAAATGACGCCGAATGGAGAAAAAAGTATACTGAACGTTTTTACAGTTCAGAGCCAGAACCAGTCATTGAAGACCTAAAACCAGGAGAGCCACAACCCCCTAAGACGTTTGCAGAACTGTTTACAACAGTTTAGCAATAAATTCATTAAAGAAAGGAAGATAAAATTATGGCAAGAAGAATTGCAAACAGTACGCTCAATGCGTCAACCATTGACATTCTCAACGTAATCAGACAGAACGCGTCTTATGATTATCAGCAGAATGTTCCAGAAGTAGCAACCGTTAACGACATTCCTAAAGTAGGAGAGGTCATCTACGGGACACCTTCTTTTGCAAACCAGTTTATTAATGCTCTGGTAAACAGGATTGCAATCGTGCGTGTACAGAGTGCAACATTTAACAACCCTTACACTAACCTTAAGAAAGGTTACCTTGAGTATGGAGAAACTGTCGAGGATATTTTCGTATCTATCGCAAAAGCTGTTGACTTTAATGTGGAAAAAGCAGCAAAGCGTGAGTTCCAGAGAACTATCCCTGATGTGCGTTCAGCGTTCCATGTTATGAACTGGAGAGTAATGTATCCAGTTACTATTCAGGACGAGGACTTACGACAGGCATTTCTTAGCATTGATGGTGTTCAGAACCTTATTGCTAAAATTGTTGACAGCGTATACACAGCAGCAGAGTATGACGAGTTTCTACTCTTTAAATACTTACTTATTAAAGCAATCAGTCATGGAAAAATGTTACCAACATCTATCGGAGCAGGCACAAACCTTAGCGAAGCAGCTGTGCAGTTTAGAGGAACATCTAATCTGTTACCGTTTATGTCGAGTGAGTACAACGAAGCCAGAGTTAAAACAACCACACCTAAAGAAAGACAGGTTATCTTTATGGACGCTATGTTCAATGCACAGTTTGACGTAAATGTACTTGCTAGTGCATTCAACATGGATAAAGCTGACTTCATGGGTAGACTGTTTCTTATTGACAACTGGTCTGATTTTGACAACGAACGTTTTGACATTATCAGAGCAAACTCTGACGGTATTGAGGAAGTTACAGCAGAAGAGTTAGCACTGTTGGCAAACGTAAAAGCTGTTATTTTGGATGAAAATTGGTTTCAGGTTTACGACAACAATAACAAATTTACGGAGAAATATGTTGCTTCTGGTTTGTACTGGAACTATTTCTATCATACATGGAAAACAATCTCAAATTCACCATTCGCAAATGCAGTTGTGTTTGTAACATCTGGTGCTGACGTTGCTCTGCCTGCTTCTATTACCGTCCATGTGGATGCTAAAGACGAGAGTGATGTAGCGACTGTATTTACTATCAGTGCTGACTTTGAAAGTGCAGGACTCAGTCCACAGAACGTGAACTTTGTGCAGACCGAAGAGCTTACCAAAGCAGGTATTGCTGTTCAAAAATACGGTGGACTTATTATCCCTGCATCACAGGTTGCAACAGATATCACTCTTGTTGCTGAGATTAACGGTGTAAATTACACAGCTACTAATGAAGTTAATGGCTCTACCACTGTTAACTCAACTGTTACACTTAACAAAGCCTGATTCTAAAAGTGAGGGTGTATCACATTGTTGACGCACCCTCGCTAGAAAGGAGTGTGGGATGTATATACAGCCTACAACAAATATAAGGTTGCTTAAAGATGTACCTCTTGACACGACCTATGACCACACAATTTACTTTGCTAGTAAAAGCGCACAGTACAATTACTTTGTTGGTTTGCAGAAGTATAACCTTACAAACTACACCTATCAAAGAGTGAAAAAAGGTATAGCAAGAGTTGGCATAAAAGCTGATAACTTGTATGATTGCAACTACATGATGTTTCAGAACACAGCTTACGGAAATAAGTGGTTTTACGCCTTCATCACAGCGGTTGAGTTTGTAAACAATGAATGTGCAGAGATTTACTTTGAACTTGATGTTATGCAGACATGGTTCTTTGATTGTGAACCGGACTATTGTTTTATTGAACGTGAACACACAGAAACAGATGGCATTGGTGAACATATCGAACCTGAAACTGTTGCTACTGGTGAGTATGTGATGAACAATTATAGCCCTATAAAATACATGACAGACATGGTTGTATGCATTGCTATTGTTGATACAAATAACGCTACAGACGGCACACTATATGATGGTATTTATGGTTCCGCACAGTTATGGGTGTATGATAGTACAGACGTTGAGGGTATCAACGGTAAAGTTAATGAGTATGTTCAGAAACCAGATGCTATCATTGGGATGTATATGTTTCCTAAGATTTTTATCGGTGGAAGTATACCTGATACACATAGGTTGGGTTATGGTGGAAGCGCAACTAAAACAACTGTCAAGCTTGCAGGTGTATCAGCTAATGACACTCTTGATGGCTATAAACCTAAGAATAAGAAGTTATATACATACCCTTATAACTTTTATCATGTGGATAATGCAAGCGGTAGTGAATTAAGTTTACGTTACGAGTTCTTTGAAAATAACACACCAGTTGTTGAGATAAGTGGCACAGTAACACAGCCAGTTATAGCAATTCTTAGACCATGTAGTTATAAAGGAGTTGCAGGATACACTGACCTTGGTGGTTATACTACATTGAATACAGAAAGTCTACAACTTAACAGTTACCCTATGTGTTCATGGAATGTTGACGCTTATCAAGCATGGGTCGCACAAAACGCTATACCTATTGCTATGAATAGTGTAGCTAGCGTAGGTCAGATGGGTATTGCAGGTGCTTATAGTACAAACCCTAATGCGGTCATTGGTTCGGGTAGTATAGGGTTAGTTAGTGGACTTATGTCACAGTTTTATCAAGCCTCTATTGCTGCCGATATTAGTAAAGGAAATCTTAATAATGGTGGTGGTAATGTTGCAAATGGTAAGCAACAGTTTTACGGTGGTCGGTGTAGTGTGCGTAAGGAGTACGCTAGAATGATTGACGATTATTTTACTATGTTTGGGTATGCTGTTCATAGGGTAAAGAAGCCGAACAGAAGTAGCAGACCGCATTGGAACTATGTTAAGACTGTTGGTGCTACTGTAACTGGTAGCGTTCCTGCTGATGATATGCGTAAGATTTGTAATATATACGATAATGGTGTTACATTCTGGAAAAATGGGTCAGAGGTTGGACAGTATAACTTAGATAATACAGTGTAAAGGTGGTGAAAATTAAGATATGGGTAGGAAACGTGGAATTACAGATATGTTTGGTGCCAGTGCTACACTGAATAACTTAACATATATACAGTATTTGAACAGGCTTACAGAGTTAGCTATAAGTATGTTTGAATGGAAAAACTTACCACCTAGTGTTGATGCAAGATATCTTGAACTACATCTATTTGAAACTGGTTGCATGGTGTACTTTGATGATGACGTGCTTGGAAATTTGTGCTTGGATTGTATTACTAGTGGTAGACTTGGTGTGTACGGTGACCCTGTTTTGCGTAGAGCTTACTCTGGATATAACAACTATCAGAAGTTATTGAAAGAGAGTAATAGTGTTATTATATGGAACAATTATCTGCACACGAACAGTATTCTTGATATTAAGATGTTCGCTAAAAGGTTATACAACCTTGATAGGATTATTGATGTTAACGCCAATGCACAGAAAACACCTGTTTTAGTGCAAGGTACAGAAAAACAAAGAATGACATTGATTAACTTGTATAAGGAGTATGATGGTAACGCACCGTTTATTTTTGGTGATAAAAACTTGGATTTGAATGCACTAAAAGTTTTACAGACTGGTGCACCTTATGTTTGTGATAAGTTATATCAGCTGAAGACGCAGATATGGAATGAAGCTTTGACTTATCTTGGTATTAGTAATATCAACATTCAGAAAAAGGAGAGGTTAATTACTGATGAAGTAACGAGAAATCAAGGTGGCACTATCGCAAGCAGGTACAGTAGATTGGAGAGCAGAAGACAAGCTGTTAATAAAATCAACGCTATGTTTGGCACTAATATTGAGGTTAATTATCGCGAAGATTTTCAGCAGGTTGATATCGATACTATTCCAGATGAAGCAGGTGCGAGTACGATAGGGGGTGCGGGAAATGTGTGAATTTATTGCTTTTATTCTTGGTACATTATTTGGTAGCATTGGCGTAATTTGTTACGCCTTATGTGCTGCTAGTAAAGGTGGTGGTAAGAATGAGTAAATACACTACAGAAGTTAGGTTTATATGTGAGAGCAAAAGTGGACTTGAAGCGTCTGGTGGAAGTAGTGATGTTGATAAAATTATTGCTAATTCGTGGAATAAGATTTTTACGAGTAAAGCACCGTTCTTTGATGAAGAATACAGAAGTGTACTTTGTCAGAAGATTTTGAAGCATTATTATTTGCGTGAAATTTGTTGTGAAACGGTAGGTATATGGACGCTTTGGATGAATACAAGACTTGAAGAGATTATGCCTTATTACAATCAGCTTTATGAAAGTGCTAAGATTAAGTTTAACCCTATGCATGATGTGGACTTAACTAGAGAACATAAAAGAACAGAAAATACAGACGCAACAAACAATAGAGAAACTAATGTTACAAGTAACGGAACAACTAATAGAACCACAAGTAGCAATGAAGACAAAAAAGATTTGTATAGTGATACACCTCAAGGTGCATTGACTGGTGTTGAAAATGAAACGTACTTAACAAATGCGAGAAAAATAACGGATTCTATAAGTGGGAGTGATACAGGTGAAGTAAATAACACAGAGAAAAACGTTGAAGGTACGACAAGTAATGTTGATACAACAGAGGATTATCTTGAAACACTTGTCGGAAAACAAGGGACAGAAAGTTTTAGCAGTCTTTTGAATAAGTTTAGGGAAACATTTTTGAACATTGACATGATGGTTATTGAGGAGTTCAGTGACTTATTCTTTGGTCTTTGGTAGAATGAAAGGAGATTTATTATGAGTGATAGAAGTATAACACCTTTACCACCTGCTAATTTTACACCAACAATGGGTAATTATAAGACATTACAGCCGTTCAGATATTGGTGTCAGAAAGTATTACCTTTGGTATATGATGATAGTTTGAGCTATTATGAACTACTTTGTAAAGTGGTTGATTATCTGAATAAGACAATGGAAGATGTTGAAACATTGCACGGTGATGTTACTAATCTTCATAAGGCTTATGAAGAATTACAGGGGTATGTTAATAGCTATTTCAGCTCACTTGATGTACAACAGGAAATCAATAATAAACTTGACAATATGGCAAATAACGGAACACTAGGTAACATATTAAAAGAAGTTATAACAGTAAACCAGCCAGTACTTGTAAACAGTAAAGAAGAAATGACAAATACGTCTTATTTGTATATACTTGCAAGTGACGGTTATGTTTATTATTATGACGGCACAAAATTTACAGCAAGTACATTAAAATATAATGCACCAGTAAATGCTTATACAGCTAGCTCTTTTACTGTGCCTATTAATATTAATGATATTAAAGCAATTGGCAGTTATACTGTAAACAGTGAATCACTGAACGGGTTAGTAAGTGAAAATAAAGATGATTACTATTGGTGCTGTTATTGCATTACACCTGTTGTAAGTAATAACATAGATGTGCTACAGTATCTAATTGGTATTCCTATGGCATCAACAAATATACCTGTGTTTTATTACAGATACTCACTCCAAGGCGTATTTAAGGGATTCAATAGAATTTCTGCTAGGACACAAAATATCCACGATTATTATACATCTCACAATTTTACTACGAGTCTTAATATTGGTGATATTAAATCAGTTGGTAGTTATACTGTAAACAGTAAATCCCTAAACGGGTTAGTAAGTGAAAATGTAGATGATTACTATTGGTGTTGTTATTGCATTACACCTGTTGTAAGTAATTACACAGATGTGCTACAGTATCTAATTGGCATTCCTATGGCATCAGCAAATACACCTGTGTTTTATTACAGATACTCACTCAATGGTAAATTTAAAGGATTCAATAGAATTTCTGCTAGGACACAAAATATCCGCGATTATTATACATCTCACAATTTTACTACGAGTCTTAATATTGATGATATTAAATCAGTTGGTAGTTATACTGTAAACAGTGAATCCCTGGATGGATTAGTAAATGAAAATGTGAGTGATTACTATTGGAGCTGTTATTGTATTACACCTGTTGTAAGTAATAACACAGATGTACTACAGTATCTAATTGGTATTCCTATGGCATCAGCAAATACACCTGTGTTTTATTACAGATACTCACTCAATGGTAAATTTAAAGGATTCAATAAAATTGGTAATAATGCGACAAACAATATTAAAAAAGTATGCTTTTGTGGTGACTCGTTCACAGCAGTGACAAGTGTAAAATCCTATGTAAATTTCTTGAATGATGGTGGTTACTGTGATGGAACAAATCTAGGTATAAGTGGAAGTTATCCTAGTAGTTGGTTGGAAGTACACGAAAAAGACATTACAAGTGACTATGATGTGTATTTTATTGCATTTGGGTTAAATGCTTTAGATACTCCAGATGGTACATATAACGATAACACTAATGACACATTCTGCGGACAAATGAATATACTAATAGATAAAATATATAGTGTATGCCCTAACGCAAGAATAATTGTTTGGTGTATGGATGGTTGGTTTACGGAGGCTAGGTCAAATGCTTTGAAAGAATTAAGTTCATATAAAGGGTGCGAATTTTACTCAATGAAAAGTGATGAAAAAATACCAGTAAGGCTAAACGGTAAGTTTGATGGTGTGTTGCCAAACTTGTCAAATGATATTGTAACACTAAAGAACAAGACTTTTAAATTGCCTGATAATCACCCTAATGAAAAAGCACAAAAAATGTTGGCTACTTACCTTACACACATTATCTAATATTTATAAGCCAGTATATTACACGTTTTTTAAACATGTGGTGTACTGGCTTTAAGTGTAAATGGAGTACCCCGTTTGAAGTTAAAGGGGCAAA